ATCCGACCATGGCGGCCCCCTCGTGATGAAATATCTAAGTGAGCGTGCTCTGCCTGACTAGGTAAGAACACTCTGAATCCCCTCAACATGAATCCTGTCATGGTACCAGAAACCGCCCAGCGACGTAGACGCTGGGGTACCATCAATCGCAGCAAACATTGTGATCTGACATGAACGATCCAACACATTGGCGTCTGTTGTATCAGCCGTAGAATTGGTGTCGAACATTTTCCTACGCAATTTGGTGGGAAAGTGGACATCGGTCTCTTGCCACACGGGGAACGAAACTACATCACCGAGGGATTTGACCGCGGCAACGTAGGATGATAGTGGGGAAATAACGTTAATTGCGGCTATAACCTCAGGATTATCGGTAAATCCCACATACACCCGCCCGGAAGTAGTAAAACTAACGGACGGTTCCCAGCGTATGGTAGTGCCAGGAGTAAATTTTCCTGTGCTGTAATAACTAGCGAGGGCTGGGCCGATACCGGCAGCAAGGCCAGTGGCATTGCCAGGGATGTAAAATCGCTTGGTATAGCCAAGGCCACTGCTATCGGTTGTGATACCAGAACCAATTGTAGAATACTTCACCACAGTAGAATCTCCTGCACTCTCCGATTGAGGAGCCCTGTTTCGGCGACGTCGAGTGGTACCGGCCATCATTTGAGCCGTGTTTTGCTTACGCTTAACCATCTTGAAAGTGGATTATAATTGTTATCGAGAGCTGTGACTTGGTCAAAAGTCAAAGGGGCCACTGAGGCCAGGATATGGGTCTCGGCGTACGTCTGCTCAAGTGCGATTTGCAGATCTGGGGTAATCCCGAAGGCACGGTAAAAAGATACTCGTGCCTCCGGGGTCACCTCAGCTGCCTGAACGCCTCGTGCCATGTACCCCAACCCAGAATCCCAAATGCGCTCAGTAGCCCCAATGCCTGCTGGCCTGCCAATGGCACACAATCGGGCGTACCAAGCCTCCCAAACCGGGACACCGCTAGTCAGTGACGCACCACAAACACCAATGGCCCCAGCCCACTCCTCAATGTCTTGGATGGTGTCCCAGCTCAACAATGACACACAATCTTTGCTCATGGCAACCCTGGGATCACGTACCATCCGCCAACCATCCCCAATTTGCAAAGGGAATTGTTGGCAAAACTGTACTTGTTCCAGGACATAGCATGGCTCGTCGTGTGTCAAAGTAAAGCCGAAATCCAGCATCCAGTCATCGAGACCAGCGAGCTGTGGCAAGTCACGCTCATCAACGAACAAAACACAGTCATCGCCATTGTTGGCCAACCGTACCCGTAGGCCAATTGACTCACAATATGCGAGGATCATGCAGCTCATCAACAAGCAGTTACCCATGCCTGTGTTGATGTCACCGCTCATGCGGCATCCTTCCTTGTGATACTTGATGCAATGGCCTTCCACCCGGCCAAAACCCTTGTTG